CAACAACGCCAGCACGATCTGGAAAATTTCGTTGGACAAAAACGTAGATGGCGGCCACTCGACGCAAAAGCCGTTGGCGTGCATGGCGACGCCGATAGCGAATCATGAGGGCGATGTTTACGATCCTTTTCTCGGCTCCGGCACGACGATCATCGCCTGCGAAATTTTGGGGCGCCGGTGCCGTGCGGTGGAGATCGAGCCGTCCTACGTGGCGGTGGCGTTGGAGCGCTGGGCGACGGCAACCGGCAGGATGCCGGAAAGGATCGACGATGGCGGCTGACGAGTGGATCGAGATGGCCTCGGCGGCGCTGGCACGGCTTGAACCGCCGTCGATAAACAAAAAGCGCAACACCATTATTGCTATCGTCGATGCGAAACTTTCCGGTCGCACCGCTAGTTCTGTGCTGAATCAGCCACACACGGCGCACTACAACACGTACTACAGAAACTGGGTCAAAAGCGAAAATTTCGTGTCCGTGCTGAACGAAGTCCTTGACATTGCTCAGCGCTGGCAATCCGAACAGGCGCTAGAGGCGCTGCAGAGAGCCGCGCACCGCCTGGCGCTGGCATCGCCGGTTGCTGCCGGAAAGCTTGTGCAACAACTCAGCCACGAGGACGCTGCAATTGTACTGCGTGCCGCTATCGCCATCCTGGATCGTGCTGGCATCGCTACGGCGCCTAAGTCACGCAGCGAGACGACCGCCAGCGTGGACATTCGGCAACTCAACGAGTTGAGCGACGCTGAACTGGAGGCAATCGTGCGACGAGGGCTACATGGTAGCGGCGACACTGGCCAGCAGGCGGATTGACCTGGAAATTGCCATTGCCGCCGACCTGGTACTGGCGCGGCGTCACGCCCGTCGCTACCTGCTCGACTTCACGACGTACACCTATCCGCAGTACGTCGCCGAGCCAGTGCACCGCCTCATCGCTGCAACGCTCGACCGTGTTGTTGCCGGCAAGCTGCGCCGCCTGATGATCTTCGCCCCGCCTCAGCACGGCAAAAGCGAACTGGTCAGCGTGCGCCTGCCCGCTTTCTGGCTCGGTAAGCATCCCGACGACCCCGTGATCGTCACTTCCTACGGCGCTGCACTGGCCGAAAGCAAGTCACGCCAGGTGCGTGACATAATCGCATCGGACGAATTCCAGCGGCTGTTCGGCCACTTGTCGCCGGTCGATGAACCGGTGGCGCTGCGCAACGACAGCCGCTCCGTTGCCAGGTGGCAGATCGCCGGTCGGCGTGGCTCGTTGCTGGCCGTCGGTATTGGCGGGCCGGTCACCGGCCACGGCGCACGGCTCGGCATCATAGACGATCCATTCGAGAACTGGGAACAGGCGCAATCGGCGACATACCGTGAGCGTGTTTGGGATTGGTACCGCGGCACCTTCCGCACACGCATCTGGGAAGATGGCGCAATCGTGCTGATTATGACAAGATGGCACGAAGACGACCTGGCGGGACGCCTGCTGCGTGAGCAGAGCGGCGAATGGGAGGTGCTGCGCCTGCCAGCGCTGGCAGAAACGCAGGAGGATCGAGACTATATCAACCAGCGGCTCGGCTTGCCTGCTGGCTTGCCCGATCCGCTCAACCGCCAACCTGGAGATGCGCTTGCACCTCGTCGCTACAGCGTGCTGGCGCTGACCAGTATCCGGCGTGACGTTGGCGAACGTGTGTTTGCCGCCGAGTACCAGGGAGCGCCGACGGCGGCAGAAGGGGCGCTGTTCAAGCGCTCGTGGTTCCAGGTCGTGGACGCTGCGCCGCGCCAGGCGAAGCGTGTGCGCTACTGGGACAAGGCGGGCACTGCCGGAGGCGGTGCGGCAACGGCTGGCGTGCTGATGGCACGTGACGCCGACGGCCGCTTTTACGTGGAGCACGTCGTGCGCGGGCAGTACAGTGCGCTGGAACGTGAGCGCGTCATTCGCCAAACCGCCGAGATAGACGAGGCGCAGTATGGCAGCGTCGAAATCTGGCTAGAGCAGGAGCCAGGCAGCGGCGGCAAGGAAAGCGCCGAGAACACCGTGCGGATGCTGGCGGGATTCAACGCACACAAAGAGACGGTCAGCGGCGACAAACAGACGCGCGCCGAGCCGTTCGCTGCGCAGTGCGAAGCGCTGAACGTGTTCCTGGTGCGCGGCGCATGGAACAGTGCGTACATCGACGAATTGACGGCGTTCCCGAATGGCCAGTTCGCTGACCAGGTGGACGCCAGCGCTGGAGCATTCAATAAGTTAGTCGGCAGCCGCAAGGTTGCGAAAGTGAGGTAGAGCATGGCGATTTTACGGTCAAATGGCGTCCTCAGTGACCGGTTGAATCTGGCGCAGCAGTACGGCTTGCTGACGTTTGGCAACAAACGCCGCGACGTGTACGCTGCGGCTGGCTACGACAAAAGTATCAGATTCGAGCAGCACCTGGCGTGCTTCCAGCGGCAGGACATTGCGCAGCGCATCGTCTCAGCGCCGGTCGTGGAAGCCTGGCGCTACCCGCCGACGCTGCTTGACGGCATCGACACGGCGGAAGGGGCGGAGGGGACGCCGTTCACCGACGCCTGGCTGCGGTTGGTGAATTCCGCCAGAGATGACGCCGAGACCAGGCCCGGCATCATTCACCCGCTGACTCGGCTCGACCTGGTCAGCCGCATCGGACGCTACGCCGTGTTGTTCTTCGGTCTCAACGACGGCAAAGCGCCGGAGGAACCGGCGGAGGCAAACAGTTTGCGTGACATAAACGATCTGCTCTTTGTCAGCGTCTACGATGAAGGTTCCGCCCGCATCGTGGGCTGGGAGACGGATCGCACGTCGCCGCGCTACGGCAAGCCGACATTGTACGAGTTGGTCAGCATCGAATCTGGCCAGCAGACGACGCTGCGTGCGCACTGGACACGCTGCCTGCACGTGGCAGATGGCGTGCTGACGAACGACCTGTTCGGCACTCCGGCGCTGGAGCCGGTGTGGAACCGCCTGATCGACATTCAAAAAATCATGGCGGCCACCGGCGAAGCTGGGTGGACGGTCATGCAGCCCGGCTACATTTTCAGCACGCGGGACGGCTACGAGCTCAGCGACGCCGACGCCGAGCAGCGGCAGGAACAGATCGACGAGTTTGTGCATGGCCTGCGCCGCTTCCTGGAGGTCAACGGCTACGAGGCCACGACGCTGAGTAGCCAACTTCAAGACCCGACCGGAGCCATCGACAATGCACTGCGCCTGATCTCCGCCGCCACTGGCATCCCGTTGCGCAAACTGACCGGCAGCGAGCGGGGAGAACTGGCGAGCACGCAAGACGACGAGAATTGGATCGACTTCATCGAAGCACGTCAACGCCAGCACATTGCGCCGGTCATCATCGAACCGTTCGTCAACCGGCTGCTGTGGCTCGGCGTGTTGCCGCCGCCGTCTTCCGGCGCTTACACCGTCTGGTGGCCGTCTCTGCGCAAGAACGACCCGCATCGCCAGGCGCAAATCGCCGACATCAGCGCACAAGCGCTGCAGAAGATTGGCGCTATCGTTGACCAGCGGGCATTCGTGGCGGCGTACATGCCCGACCTGCCGGTGGATGCAGTCGGCGCAGTGCCACGCCTGGATGCAGCGAAAGGAGGCGGGTTGGCGGATAACGCCGCCCGCCCCTTTTGGCGAAACTATCCGTAGCAATCGCATGATCTTGCTGCTCGACCCCGATGACCCGGAGGCCGAAGGCGACGAAATCAGCGATTTGGCCAGCACGCACCAGGCATCCATCGAGGATGCGCTGCGTCGTCAGCGCGCCGCCGTGGTGGACAACCTCAACCCGGAGCGGCTCAACGACGTTGAACGCCTGATTCCGACCGAGGACGACGACCTGCGCGAGGCGCTGGAGGCGCTACTGCGCGAGTCAGCCGGGCGTGGTGCGCATGTGACATTCGACAAGCTGGACAGCATCGACATTGGCGTCAACTGGCGGCTGGCGAACGAAGCCGCCGGGACTTGGGCGCAGCAGTACAGCTACAGCCTGGTCAATTTGCTCAACGAAAATAGCCGCAGGATGTTGAGCGATGCGGTCATGCGTTGGGTCGAAAGCGGTGCGCCGCTTGACGCACTTATCGATAGCCTGGCGCCAATCTTCGGCGAGGAACGGGCCGCAGTGATCGCCGTGACCGAGGCGACACGTGCGTATGCCGAAGGCAGCTTCACGCTTTACGAGCAAGCCGGATTCAACACGCGCCCGCCTGAGTCGGAGCGCCCTCCGGCGCACCCGCGTTGTCGCTGTTGGGTGTCGTTGATGGAGACCGATGACGGAATCTGGGAATACGTTTGGCTGACGGCGCAGGATGAACTTGTCTGTCCGATTTGCGGCCCGAAACACTTGCGCTCCATTGGCTTTGCTGGGCGGCGGTAGGAGGCAACATGCAGATCAGCATTTCAAGCAATGCGAAAGAGATCGCCGAAGCGCTGCGCCGTCGTGGGCGCAACGTGTTGGGCATCGTGGAAGGGCCGATAGACCGCGGCGCTTTTCGCATCGAAGCGGGCATGAAGGTCTACCCGCCGCCACCGGCGAACAGCCGCTATCGTCGCACCGGCACGCTTGGCCGCCGCTGGACAACCAGGCCGATCCGCACGGCGACGATGGTAGGGCGCGAGGTCGGCAACAATACGGAGTATGCGCCGCTGGTGCAAAGCGCCGAGTTGCAGGCTCGTGTCCATCGGGGGCGTTGGCTCACGGATGAATCGGTACTTCAGCGGGAAGCACCGAATATCATACAGGATGTCGAACGGACGTTGCAGGAGGCGCTGGATGAACCAGTCTGATGACAATTCGGCAGGTCAGAGCGGCGAGCACGGTGCAGTCGTGACGCTGCCGCCGCGCGTTTCCCGCTTTGCCTCACGCATTGCCAGATTGCAGCCAGGAAAGTACCTGCTCACGCTCACGATCACGGAAGAACGTGCGTACTGGACGATCCAGGAGATGAATCGTGTGGAGGCGTAGAAAAGGAAACGCCCGGTGGCGACCCGGGCGCTGCAAATTCGCAATGCCAACCCGCCTTTCGTGCTCTTTGAGCCTGAGGCACAAGAACTTCGCCGCCTCTGCCGGATTCTTGGCCTTACGCTGACAGTTGACCGCTTCGATCTGATCGAAGGTGAAGTCGAGCGGCTGAGGATTCCGCCGACATCTTGACTTGTAGCCGTGGAGTGAATGCACTCGCCCAAAGCAGGGCATTCGCCCCACGGCTACAAGTTGTGGAGAGGCAGCGCCGGGGATCAGTCCCTACCGCTGCCTTTTTTGTTGCCTACTCTTTGATTGTCGCCAGTAGCTTGGCATGACGCAAAGCGAGCCGGACAAACTCGCTTTGCGTCATGCCAAGCTGTTCGCTGGCGACCTTCAGCGCCTCGTGCTCCGACGGGCTGAGGTTGATGCTCACCGCCCGACGTGTGTTCGGCTTTGTTGTTCCCTTTGGGCGACCTGGTCGCCTTTTTTGCTGCTCCATAATTTCCCCTTTCTTTGTTGCATGAATGTTCCTACACCTAGTGTATATCAACCCGCTTTTGTTGTCAATAGATAAAATAATTTCAGTTTGAATACTGGCGCCAATTTTGAAAATTGCCCAAATTTGGTGCATTTTCCCTATTGACAAAAAACAGAAACCGTGCTACAATAGAGACATCCGAAGCGGTGAAACGGAGTAGCCGCCAGATAAAAACACAGGAGCCAAGACAATGGAAACTTTGATAGTAACGAAGCATAAGGGTTTGGTAGAATGGCTGGCGGATCGGCACGGTATCACCGGCCAGGTTCTCCAGCACGTGGGGGTCGAGGATGTCCGAGGGCGTCGCGTGGTGGGCGTGCTGCCGCCACCTTTGGCCGCTGAAGCGGTCGAGGTGCTGACGGTTGAAATGCCGCTGCTGCGCCAAGACCAGAGGGGGGTCGATCTGACTCCCGCCGAAATGGACGCCGCGGGTGCCAGATTATTCCGTTATCGTGTGGTCAAGTTGGACTAAGTCAACGCGCCGGGAACCCCGCCCGGCGCACCTTCCAAGCCAAGAGAGAGAGGGTTTATTGCGAACTGGAGCGACAGTTTGCAGAAGAGGTCACCGCCGACGTCTTGCGCGCCGCAGTGCGTTCAGTCTTGAGAAGTGAATAAGGAGGAAACGATGTTTTACATCATTACTGATCACGAAGAGGAAAAAAAATGAACACGGTGAACATTCACGACCTTCGCAGGCTGAATGCCTGCGAAGGTTGGTTGACCAGATGGAAGGAGGCGTTTGGCGCCTCCTCCATTTTTCTCGAAACGGCTCAGGACTGGGCCGAGCTGGCGCGCGCCGGCTTCGCCCCGGTTTTAAGTTGGGGACACCGAGCGACCGGCGAGGAGCGGTGGCTGCCGTGCCTCGCCGGAACCGACCTCACCGGCGCAGATTTGCGCTGGGGGGACTTGGCCGGCGTCGACATGAGCGGCGCCTCCCTGCGCGGCGCCGATCTTTGCTTCGCCAATCTCTGCGACGCCGACCTGACCGGCGCTGGCCTGGACGACGCCGACCTGACCGGCGCTGGCCTGGACGACGCCGACCTGACCGGCGCCCGGCTGGAGGGCGCGGGTCTTTGCTTCGCCGACCTCCGCGGCGCCGACCTCACCGGCGCCGATCTTTCCGGCGCAGACCTCACCGACGCCGACCTGACCGGCGCCCGGCTGGAGGGCGCCGACCTCACCGGCGCCGATCTTTCCGGCGCAGACCTCACCGACGCCGACCTGACCGGCGCCCGGCTTGAGGGCGCCGACCTCACCGGCGCCTACCTCTCCCGCACCCGGCTGAAGGGCGCCTACCTCACCGGCGCCAACCTCCGCGGCGCCTTCCTGTTCTTGGCCGACCTCACCGGCGCTGTCCTGGACGACGCCGACCTCACCGGCGCCCGGCTGGAGGGCGCCGACCTCACCGGCGCAATCTGAGCGACGTAGATTTCTTCGCCTTTTTTCATCAGAAGCGCCGATGATTTTTGTCATCGGCGCTTCTGATTTTAAAACCTGATCAGTCCCAGCGCGAGCACGAGCAGCATCATTGCGAGCAGCCACAGATGCTGGCGTGCGTTGCGCTTCATTTGCTCTTCGACCGTGCGCAATCTGCGCTCAAACTCATGCCAGCTGTCTGCGGCATGGCGCAACAAGTGATTTCTGCTCAGCAGCATCCAGTCGTTGCGCTTAAGCACAGACGCAGTGAACGCTTGTTCCACTGCGTCGTTGAATTCGACGCCGGCGCTCAAAAGCTCGCTCAGCCGTCTCGCAAAAATAATAGCAAACCCCAACGCCGCCTGCGATTCGCATTCGTCCGCTGTGGCGATGACGTTGCAGCCGGCGTCGTAGTTGATGCGTCTTGCAAGCATCTCCGTTTTGCATGCATTGAGCACGAGTAGATTCGCTCTTGCGTGACGGACGATCGCTGCAAAGTCGTTTGCGTTGAGAAGCTCCGTCTCGTTGAGCCAAAATCCGCTTTCGTCCGCATGCCCGACGCACCAGACGATGTCATAGCGCGTGCTGCGAGAAAGCAGATCCTTTTTGCGCACGGGCGGCAAGAGGACGTCTGCGTGCAGAATCGACGTCAGCTGCTCCACTTCATCCACCATCGAACGCTCTTGCTCAGATAAGATCAAGAGCGTGCGCACGCCATTCATGTCACTCGTCTTCCCCGCCGTCCGTCGCCACAAACCCAACCATCGTATTTTCAATGCGCCAACCTTCTGGCACGTCGAGCATCTCACGCGCCGCCTCGACCAGGTCGTTGATGTGGCGTTGCTGCTGCTGAATCATCGCCTGCATTGCCTGCTGCTCTTGCAGCGCTTTGTCCAGCATCGACCGCATCTTCGGTGGCAACGCCACCACCTTTTTGTCGCTCATGTGTTCTACGCCTTTCTAACATACTTCTTGGATAGAATCGCCATCGGCGTTGCGCCGACGC